CACTGGGCAAGACGGTTCTTATCTTGCAGAACTTCTTTTATCTAAAGGTTACGAGGTACACGGTATCGTTCGTCGTAGCTCTTCTATGAACACAGGTCGCATCGACCACATCTACTCAAATCCGAATTTGCATCTTCACTACGGTGACGTAACAGACTCACTTTCGATTATGACAGTGTTAAAGAAGTATAATCCAAGTGAAATTTATAATTTAGCCGCACAAAGTCATGTTAAAGTTTCTTTTGAAACTCCGGAATATACTGCAATGGTTGATGGTTTAGGCACTCTTAAAATTCTCGAATCTGTTAGATTGTTGGGAATGGAAAAGACAACTAAAATTTATCAAGCATCGACATCTGAACTATATGGATTGGTTCAGGAAATCCCACAAAAAGAAACAACACCCTTTTATCCAAGATCTCCTTACGGTGTAGCTAAGCTCTACGCTTATTGGATTGTTAAGAACTATCGCGAATCCTATGGTATGTTTGCGTGTTCTGGCATCTTGTTTAATCATGAATCTCCTCGTCGAGGCTTCAATTTTGTAACTAAGAAAATTGTTAATGGTTTAGAAGCAGTTAGTTCTGGTCGCCAAGAATGTTTGACATTAGGAAATTTAACAGCTTTGCGAGATTGGGGACATGCCAAAGACTATGTTGAAGCAATGTGGTTGATGCTACAACAAGATACACCTGACGATTTTGTTATTTCCACCGGCGAACAATATACTGTTAAACAGTTCGTTGAACATTGTGCTCCATACTTCGCATTGAAAATTCGTTGGGAAGGCGAAGGCTTAGATGAAGTTGGTATTGATGAAAATACAAACCGAGTTGTTGTTAGAGTTGATCCTAAGTATTTCCGTCCAGCAGAAGTTCAAACATTGTTAGGAGATTCTTCAAAGGCTAGGAGTGTGCTCGGTTGGCAACCTAAACATTCTTTCGACGATTTAGTTGAAGATATGTGTATGAATTTTGAGTAATATGTTTCCTCCTTCATACAAAGACATAAACAGAATAGTTACGGAAAAGTATTTAAATTATAATTCCGGATTTTTTATTGAGGTTGGTGGAGCTGATGGATATACGCAAAGCAACACCTGGTACCTCGAAAAATATAAAAATTGGACAGGCATTCTTATAGAACCTAATCAGGAAGCATTTGAAGTTTGTGTTGGCAATAGACCAAAATCTAAAGTGTTCAATAATGCTTTGGTGAGTGAATCCAATCCTAATACAGAAATAACTATGGTTCATCGTAGGGTTTTCTCAGATGATCCGGGATTAATGTCCGCAACAAAAGATTCTTCTATTTGGAAAAGTGATAAATGGGTTGCTAAAGCTTGTGCTTTAGATGAAGAAGAAATTAAATATGAATTCACTGTGAACTGTCGAACGTTGGATTCTATTCTAGAAGAATGTAATGTAGATAATGTAGACTTTTTCTCATTAGATGTAGAAGGATATGAACTAGAGGTGTTGGATGGATTTTCTATAGACAAATATTTGCCAAAAATATTGCTTATAGAATGGCATGAAGATATTAAAGATATAATTGCTCGTGTAGGAAATACTCATACATTAGCAGAACAATTATCAGAACATGATTTTTTGTTCACATTAAGATGAGGTAAAAATGGAAAAGAATAGTAAGATTTTTGTAGCAGGACACAACGGATTAGTTGGTTCTGGTATTGTTAGAAAATTAAAAGAAGAAGGCTACACCAATTTAATTTTAAGATCAAAAGCAGAATTAGATTTGCGAGATCAGCGTGCAGTTAAAAACTTCTTTAGTATCGAACTCCCCGAATATGTATTTCTATGTGCTGCTAAAGTTGGTGGCATTAATTGGAACTGGACAAATCCTGGCGAGTTTATCTACGATAATTTATTAATTCAATCGAATGTTATAGATGCAGCATATCGCAATGGCGCTAAGAAATTATTATTCTTAGGTTCAGCTTGTATCTATCCAAAGGTTACCCCTCAACCTATCAAAGAAGAATATCTTCTTACAGCTCCACTTGAGCCTACGAATGAGGGGTATGCTCTAGCAAAAATTACTGGTCTACGTATGTGCGAATATTACAGACGCCAGTATGGATTCAACGCAATTAGTTGCATGCCTGCAAATTTATATGGCCCGAATGATAACTTCATTCCTGAGCATGGTCATGTTATTCCGGGTATTATTACTAAGATGCAAAACGCTATAAGTGACGGAACTAATGAAATAGAATGTTGGGGAGATGGTACTCCTACTAGAGAATTCTTATACGTAGATGATTTAGCAGATGCTTGTTTCTGGTTGATGCAAAATTATGACGAAGCAGAATTTGTCAATGTTGGCAGCGATGAAGAACTATCTATTAAAGATCTCGTTAAGAAACTTACTAAAGAATATGGCTTTACAGGTAAAGTTGTTTGGAACAAAGATAAACCAAACGGAACACCTAGACGTAAAATGGATAACAGTAAATTAAAAGCATTGGGTTGGTCATCTAAAACTACATTCGATGTTGGATTAAAAAATACCATAGAATGGTACAAGAAAGAAAAGGGGTTGCTATGAGATGGCCTTTAATGGGTGAGACAATCACCTACATGGATAGATTAAAAATGGCGTATTTTACTTTAACTGCGAAGAAGTTTACCTTCGGAGAAAAAGTAGAACAGTTTGAAAATGAATGGAGTGAGTGGCTCGGAGCTAAACATTCATTGTTTGTATCATCTGGTAGTACAGCTAACTTCTTATTGATTGCTGCAGTTAAAGAACTGTATGGATTAAAGAATGGTGATAAAGTTTTAGTGCCTGCTTGTACTTGGATGACGAATGTTGCACCTATTATGCAACTTGGTCTTGAGCCAATATTTTGCGACATTGAATTTGACGATTTTAGTTTCGATTTAAGCGAAGCTAGAAAAATTGCTAAGAAACATGATATTAAATTAGTATTCATTACTCATCTTTTAGGATTTTCTGCAGACAATGAAGGCTTGAAAAAGATATTCCCTAAAGCATTGTTTTTAGATGACGTATGTGAGTCACATGGTTGTACTGATACGATAGGTAATAAAAGAGGCTCGGATAGTTTAGGTGCAACATTTAGTTTCTATTTTGGTCACCATATGTCTACAATTGAAGGCGGCATGGTATCGACCAACAACACCGACCTTTATGACCTAATGAAGATGAAACGTAGTCATGGTATGGCTCGCGCGTCTACTAGATTCGATGATTATGCAAAAGCATATCCTGATATTGATAAACAATTCTTGTTTGTTACTGATGGTTATAATTTTAGAAATCATGAAATTTGTGCAGTATTAGGTATGTCACAATTAAAGCGTCTGGACAAAATGATTGCAATTCGTAAAAGAAATCACGAATTGTTTACAGATATTATTGACTCTTATCCTATTTTATTTTATAATATTAAGAATCCGCCAACAAATAGTAGCTTTAGTTTCCCCTTCATTTGTAGATCTCCTAAGATTATGAAGGCAATGAAAGAAGTATTCGTTAAATATGGTATTGAATATAGACCAGTTGTTGCGGGTAATTTATTGACACAACCATTCTTAAAAGATTATAAAATTGATACTGACCGACCAGTAACAAACGCAGACATAGTAAACTATCAAGGCGTATATGTTGGCAACAATCATTTTGTAACTGAAAAAGACATGGCATTTTTAAAACAGGTTGTAGGAGAAATCTTTGAAAAATTTAGGTGAGAGCATAGAATCAATTATTAAAGAAACAGTAGACCGTGTACTTGCAGAAACCGGTCTGCCAGATTCTGAATATGTAGCAACAGACAACCTTGGCGAAGTTATTGAAAAGCTAGCAATTATCCATATCAGAATGTGGATGCTAGAAGATGCTATTCAAGCAGCAACATCTGCAGAAGAAATTGCTGAACTAAAACGCAAATGCGATATTTGCTTTAAAGTTAAAAGACCTCGTTATGTACAGGCAATTAATCTAATTGTAGATGATGCAATTAAACATAATAAATCTTTGCGAGAAGATTCCGTTAAACTTTATAAAGGTGTAGATAATGCCTAAGATAGTATTCTTTAATCACTACCATCGTGGCGATCTATTGACTCATAAAGAGTTTATTCGTCATATTCAAACTGAGTTGCCCGACTATACCTATGAGTATATGCACTTTAATCATCCTAAGCTAACTAGGGATTTGAATATTCCATTAGTCGGTGAGCCAACAAATCTTGATCCAAAGACACCGTTCTATCAAGATGAGGGTGTGTTGTATATTAATACTTGGATCGGATGTTTCTGGGATATTTTCTGCGAACACGGTGGAATCAATATGAATTCATTGTGGCATCAATGGGAAAAGATTTTTGCACAAATTAACGATCACTTTGGTGTGGAGTTTTATTTGAAAGAACAAAAAGAATTCTATCTGCCATCTATAGATTTTAGTAAATTTGATGTTACTAAAATCGATTCTTATCTAAAAGAAAATACAAATAAGAAAGTTCTAATTTGTAATGGTCCTCCTAAGTCGGGACAATCTTTTGCTGACAATATGCAGGATTTTATTAATCCATTGGCCGAAGAATATCCTGACGTACATTTTATTTGTACTACAAAATTTCCTACAGAGCAGAAAAATGTTTTGTTTACGGATGATGTAATCGGCGACACTGAAGTAGTTGATAAAAGAGCTCCTTGGGAAGATAAAGAAGTTAACATTTGTGACCTACAAGAAATCTCTTATTTGAGTGAAAATTGTAATGCTGTTGTTGGTAAGAATTCTGGACCATTTGTATTTTGCGAAACAAAAACAAATTACATGAATCCTAATATGAAATTCTTGTCCTACAATGTTAGCTGGGGTGAAGCATTCCATACAGGCGGAAAGAAGCCTACAGAAACAATGTCTAATAGCTTAGAATATAAATGCGAATACACTATTGTTCCTATCAGCGACATTAACACATTGACCGCCGACGATATAGCAAACATTAATCAATCATTAGATACTTTGGTGAGCAGCCTATGAAGAAATTGAAACTAGGGTTTACAGATACCCATGACCATTTAATGCAATTCTTTTACAATCTATTAGCTAATAGATTTGATATTGAGATTGTAGATGTAGATAAAGAGACTCCCGATTATTTAATTTTTGGTGATGCTAATTTTGGTACTAACAATAAAAAGTTCTCTAAAAAGGATTGTATCAAGATCTTCTACACAGGTGAGAATCAAAGACCAGAAGATTATGATTGTCATTACGCAATTAGCTTCGACCACAATTTTAACAACTGGCACTATCGCTTGCCTTTGTTTGTAATCTATATGTGGTCTTTAGATATGATTCATAATACTAATTATAAGTATTATCATATCTTAGGTGATCATAATCCTATACTAAAAACAGACTTTGCTTCATTTGTAGTATCAAATCCTAAATGTGAAGAGCGTAATGAATTCTTTAAAAAGCTAAATGCTGTTAAAAAAGTAGATAGTGGTGGTCCGTTGTATAATAACATCAACGCAAAGCTCGACGGCGAAGTTGCTAAAATTGATTTTTTATCAAAGCGCAAATTTAATATCTGTTTTGAATCTGGTTCATATCCCGGTTATACTACAGAGAAAATTTTACACGCATTCTATGCAAGGACTATTCCTATTTACTGGGGTAGCCCAACCGTAACATCTGATTTCAATGTACAGTCTTTTATTAATGTACATGACTTCAATAACACAGATGAAGTTATTGATTATGTTATGCGATTGGATTCGGATGAAGACCTCTACAATAGAGTTATATCTGCACCGCCTCTTGCCTCAGGCATTCCTCGCGATTATATGATTCTCAACAACTTCTTGAATTGGTTTGATGCTGTTGTATATAACAAGATAGATATGAGAGAAGAATGAATATACAAACATTCATTTTTAATTGGCGCGGACAATTTGATAACACAGTAAACAAACAGCGTCAATTATCTCAAAGAAATGCTATTATTATTAATAGCGACGACAATTATCTCCTTAAGGCAGATAACTGGCATAACATAGGTGAGTCCAGTTATTTTACAGATCAGTTTATGAAGGCAATTGAACTGTTCGACGGCGATGTTCTATTCCATATTCAGGGCGATGCTTCATATGATAATTGGGATAAATTATATGCAGATGCTGAAAAATATTTTGAACAAACTGATTGGGGAATCTATGCTCCGAATGTCGATTATACTTGGTATGATTCTAGCCGCACTGATATTGAATCTTTGGCTTTTCCAGTTGATAAGTTAAAGATTGTAGCAAACACAGATTGTACTTGTTGGTTCATTCACAAAGATGTAATTAATTGGTTCAAGGAGAGTAAAATAGATATGTCTAAATATAAAATGGGATGGGGTTGGGATATTATTTTCCCCGCGTTGTGTTTTATTAATCAACGACCAGTTATCCGAGATTACGCACATACTATTGACCATCCTAGAGGAACCAATTATAATACAGATCAGGCTGAAAAAGAAATGTGGCAACTATATGATTCATTGCCTAAAGACTTAAAAGAGGCATTTGGTTATATCAAAGGTGACAGAGAAAAATTATCTAAATATTATGCAGAAGATTATATCATTCAGCCTGTGGGGCACGGATCCTAAATATTGTGTCGGTGCTATTAGGAATGCACAATTAGCACAAAAATATTTTCCAGAATGGGAATGTAGGTTTTATTGCGGTAGAGATGTTCCCGGAATATACATCTCTGCTTTAAATGCTTTTGATAATACAAAGGTATGGATAAGACCAGAAACAGATTTTACATTCGGAGCATTCTGGAGATTTGACGCAATGAAACCTGGTACTATTGTAATATCCAGAGATTGTGATTCAAGATTATCCGCAAGAGAAAAACAAATTGTAGATGAATGGTTAGCATCAGATGCTAAACTATCTGTTATACGAGACCACGCTAATCATTACGAATTCCCTATTCTTGCAGGTATGTGGGGAATAAAGGATGGTCTAGATAAAGACATGATCGAGCAACAATCTAAATATAACAAAAAACATACTTATCTAATGGATCAATTTTGGTTAAGGGATTATGTTTGGCCTAACCTGCAGCATACAGCAATGGTGCACGGCATTAAAGAAACAATGTGGATGAGGAATTCATATGAATTTATCGGTAAAGATTTTATCGGACAAACATATGACGGCAACGATATCCCAGTATACAATCAAGCTTTAAAATGAAACAACAAAGAATTATAGTACACCATCATACAGGATTAGGAGACCATTTTATTTGTAATGGTCTTGTTCATTCCCTATCGGATACCTATTATATAGATTTGATCTGCAAAAATAGATATCTTAAAACAGTAAAACATTTATACGAAGACTTTCCTGATATCCATATTATAGGTGTTGAGGATGACCATGCAGATACTTTAAAGTACGCTCAAGAAACAAATTATCCTTTAATAAGAGTTGGATTTGAGAATTGCGATTATAATAGATTTGAAGATTCATTCTATGAAACATCAAATGTAGATCCTATGGCAGAGTATGATAGATTTGTTTTCCCCACAAATTTAGAAGGTTCTAAAGTATTATATAATCACATAAAAGAAAAGCTAGGCGAAGACTATATCTTTATACATGATGCAAGTAGTTATGGCAGCTTCTCTCTTAATATCAAATCTGATTTACCGAAGCACGTAGCACAAAAAGAAGATACAGATGATTTGTTAGATTATGTAGATACAATCTGTAATGCAAAAGAAGTGCACGTCATTAATAGCGGTTTAAACAATTTAGTATTTCAATTATACTATAAAGGTTTGACCAATGGCGCAATATTTTTCCATGATGCAAGAAAGCCTAATATGGGCGGCATCCCGGTAAGAATTCCTGAAGGAGTTGAGGTAGTAAATTATGTCTAAAAAAGTAACAGTCATTACACCTACAACGGGTTCGCATTATCTTAAAGAGAATAGAAAATCTGTTGCAGCACAAACATACGACAATGTAGAGCATCTAATAGTGATTGACGGCGAAAACTTTGCAGGTAAAGTACCAGCAACAAAGGGCCTTAACACTACAATTATGCAATTGCCCTATAATACAGGACATAGTCAATACAATGGACATAGAATTTATGGGGCAATACCATACTTAGTTGATTCTGATTATGTAATGTTCTTAGATGAGGACAATTTTATTGAGCCGACCCATGTAGAATCATTGGTTAAAGTCTGCGAAACAAATGACTGGGCGTTCTCATTAAGAAAAATTGTAGATAAAGATAGTAATTATATCTGCTTAGATGATTGTGAAAATTTAGGTAAATGGCCTACATGCTTAAGCGAACAAGAATTATTTGTAGATGTTGGCGCATACTTTTTACCAACTCCTATCGCAGTACAAATATCACCTCTGTGGTATCGACGAGCAAGACATCCCGACGACCAGCCAGAAGTAGATCGTATTATTATGCAAGTACTTTTAGAATATGGTTTTACATATGATACCAACGGTAAATATACGTTAAACTATAGAGTTGGGAATAGAGAAGATTCGGTCAAAGCCGACTTCTTTTTGTGGGGCAATGCAATGATGGAAAAAAAATATAAGGATGGATACCCGTGGAGAAAGAATTAAATTATAAGTATAATGAGGGTGAGCTTTTAAATCAACTCAAAGAATATATAGATGCCACTTATGGTCAACATTATTCATTGAATAAATTTCAAGCCACCGAATTTATTATTGACAGCGGACATGGTGTTGGATTTACGGTTGGAAACGTGATGAAATATGTCCAAAGGTATGGAAAGAAAGCCGGAAGGAATAGACAAGACATACTAAAGGTGTTACACTATGCATTAATGCTGTTATACGTGCATGACATTGAAACCAAGGAGATTAAATAATGCAATTTAGTAATGAAACAATCCAAGTTCTAAAGAACTTTGCTGCGATCAATAGTAACATTTTGATTCGCAAGGGCAAGACATTGTCCACAATTAGTACTGCTAAGAACATCTTTGCGAAAGCGGATGTTACTGAAGACTTCCCCGCAGAAGTTGCAGTATATGATTTAAATTCTTTGTTGGCTTTGCTAACATTGATGGAAAATCAGAATGTTGAATTCGGTGATAAAAGTTTGACTATCTCTAAAGACAACGGCAAATTTGAATACTTCTATTCTAGCCCAACAGTTATTGTTGCCGCGCCAGATAAAAGTATCGAAGTTGACAATCACTATCAATTCACATTGTCATCTGAAGATGTGAACATGATTATGAAGGCAGCTGCAATTACCAGTGCACCTACTATTACAATTTCAGGCAAAGGTGATGATGTTACTTTGACTATCGGTGATAAGAAAAATGATACTGCAAATACCTATAAGAAAATTATCGGTAAGAGCGAGCATTCTTTTGATTGCCACATGGCAGTTGAAAACTTCAAAGTTGTTCCCGATTCTTATATCGTAACAATCTCGAAAAAGAAAGCATTCCACTTTAAGCATGCTACAAAGGCATTGGAATACTTTATCGCAATGGAACCTGATTCGGTGGTATAATGAATGGACGTCGTTCTTTTATTAAAGGCTTCGGTTTGTTTGGCGCTCTGGGTGCTGGCTATGGTGCAGCTTTGCTACAAGATAGAGCCGCCCAGATGGCTGGCCCCAGTTTACCTGATGCTAATAGTACTACTGTTGCTGAGGACATAAGTCACCTAGCCCCACTAGGTTCTACAACTTTAGTTCTTACAGCAAACAATAAGCCACCGCCTCCGCCTCCGCCTCCGTCGCCTATTACTTTTAGTGATGGATATATTGCAATGGGTTCAAGTTATATTATATCTCCGGCATTATCTATGAATGGAGCTTCTACTCCTAATCAAAATAATGTAAAGATGTCTGTGGGTAAAGATGATAGGCTGTGGATTGAAGTTGATGGACAGTGGCGCCGAGTTGCACTTGACGCTTAAAATATTATGAGGTTATTATGGATTATCGTGAAAATGAATTTTTGTGGGTTGAAAAGTATCGACCACGCAAATTAGAAGATTGTATTTTACCTGCAGACCAAAAGCACATCTTCCAAGAGATGTTGGCCAAGGGTGAGATTCAGAATATGCTTTTATGTGGCGGTGCGGGTATGGGCAAGACCACAGTTGCCCGAGCATTATGTGAAGAGTTAGAAACAGATTATATCATCATTAACGGTTCAGAAGAATCGGGCATCGATGTTCTTCGTACTAAAATTAAGCAGTTTGCATCTACTGTATCATTCAGTGGTAAGCCAAAGGTTGTTATTTTAGACGAGGCAGATTATCTAAATCCTAACTCTACACAACCTGCTCTTAGAGCTTTCATCGAAGAGTTCTCAGCAAATTGTCGGTTTATTTTAACTTGTAACTTTAAGAATAGAATTATTCCTCCGCTTCATTCTAGAACTGCTGTTATTGAGTTTAAGTTACCTAAAGCAGACAAGCCAAAAATTGCAGCTGCATTCTTCAAGCGTGTTACTGAGATTATGACGATTGAAAAGATCGAGGCAGACGGTAAAGTAATTGCAAAGGTTATTGAGAAACATTTCCCCGATTATCGACGTGTCTTGAATGAGCTGCAAAGATATTCAGCTTCAGGCAAAATTGACGAAGGCATCTTTGTTAATTTGGGCGAGTCGAATATGCAAGAACTTGTCTCATCTTTGAAAGATGGTGACTGGAAGAAAATGCGCACTTGGGTTGTTAATAATATTGACAATGATCCTGGTACAATCTTTAGAAAGCTTTACGATACATTAACAGAACAAGTTAAACAGGTTCCTCAATTAGTTCTTCTGCTAGCTGATTATCAGTACAAAGCAGCATTCTGCGCAGATCAAGAAATTAATCTAGTAGCTTGCTTAACTGAAATTATGGCGGCGGTCGAATTTAAATGATAGATTTATTTAGACCTACATTTGAATGGATTCGTAATGATTGGAATTCTAATCGCTTTCGCTTTTTTATTGAGTTGCTTGCTTGGGCTATATCTATCGGGTGTAGCATTACGATGGCTTCCACGGTACCACATCCACCCCTTCTTGTTCTCTATCCTATATGGATTATTGGTTGCGCTATGTATGCTTGGGCTGCTTGGACTAGGAAAAGTTTTGGGATGCTGGCTAATTACTTATTGCTAACAACTATTGATACTATCGGGTTAGTGAGGATGCTATGAGTTTATTTGGAGAACCAGTAATAAAGCCTGTTGCTGAACCTTATAAAGCGCCAGCAATAACACCGTTTGATTTTATCAATGCTATCCATCACAGCAAAGAAAATCTAATAGTCGATGAATGGTCGGAGAAACAGTATAATCCCTACATCATTAACAAGGGCTTATCCTATGGACCCGACACAGTTATCCCCGCAAACGAAATGAATTCTCGTCCACATTTGGATAAAATTCTTCAATTTCATTTTTTAATAAATATAGTTAGACCAAAGAAAAGATTCAATAAATGGATCAAGGTTGAGAAAATCGATGATTTGGAAGTAATAAAAGAATACTATGGCTATAGCACAGAAAAAGCCAAACAAGTACTCCCACTTCTAAACGATGCGATTATTGACGACATGAAAAGAAGAATAACAAAAGGTGGTAAGAATGAGTACTGACATTATCAATATCAA